AGCCCCCGGCTCTCGCCCTTGCCGATCAGCAGATGCGGAAACGCGGGCTCCTCCGGCGGCTGGTCCCAGACCCTTGCCGGATCACCCAGCAGCGCCTGCAAGGCCGCATCCCCCTTCAGATGCGCGATCAGCGCCTTCACCAGCGCCCCCTCATGATCCCTCCTCATCGCGCCCGCTCCAGGTTCAACCGCACCCGCCCCGCCGCCTTCGGATCAGCCTCGACGCCCACGACGCCCCAGTCCGCCCCGCCAAAGCGCACCACCAGCCCCTCTTCCAGCCGCGGATCGGCCCGCACCGTGGCGCTCAAGGTCTCCACCCCGCGCGTCACCCCCGCTTCCGTCCGCTCGCGCCGTCGCCGCGCCCCGAGGTTCAGCCACAACGATCCGACCGGCTCATAGCTGATCACCCGCCCGCCATAGGGCGTCTCCGCCTCCACCGCCCGCACCAGGCCCGCGATCACCTTCACAGCCGCACCACGCGATAGGGCGCGATCCACCCCTCAACCGGCGCCATGCTCATCTCGCCCTCGCCGCGCTCATAGGCCCGCAACACCAGCATCATCACCGCCAGCCGCAGCGGCGCCGCGGAGGTCGAGGTCAGGCTCACCTCCCCCTCCACCCGCGCCCGTGCGGCGTCGATCAGGGTCTGGATCAGCCCGTCCTCCGCCTCATGCTCGACGCGCAGGAACAGCTTCGCCTCCGTGAGGCTCACGGGTGCGCTCATGCTAAAATCTCCTGTTTCCCTCTTCCTTCTCCCCTTGTGGGAGAAGGTGGCCCCCCAAAGGGGGTCGGATGAGGGGTCTTGCCGCCCGTGCAACCCCTCACCCTCCCGCCGCTCACGCGGCGGGCCCCTCCCTCTCCCGCAAGGGGAGAGGGGTCAGTTCATTCAGCTCGCCGCGAACTTCATCAGCTTGATCGCGTCGAAGTTCTGCACCCCGCCGCCCACGCGCTTGGTCGTGTAGAACAGCACATAGGGCTTGGCCGAATAGGGATCGCGCAGCACCCGCACCCCCGCCCGATCCACGATCAGATAGCCGCGCGCAAAGTCGCCGAACGCGATCGACAGGCTGTTGGCCGCCACATCCGGCATGGTCTCGATCTCGGTGACCGGATAGCCCAGCAGGCTGGCCGTCTCGCCCGGCCGCGTCGCCGGCGACCAGATGTAGTTCCCGTCCGCGTCCTTGAACTTCCTCACGGCCGAAACCGTGCGCCGGTTCATGACAAAGCGCCCGTTCGGACGATACTGGGCCTTGGGCGCATAGATCAGGTCGATCAGCTTGTCCGCCGGATTGCTGCTGGCGAAAGCGCCCGCCGCACCCGAGGCCACCGTGCCGATCTGGCCCCAGGTCTGCGTCCCTTCGCTCGCCGTCGCATAGGCCAGGAAGCCCTTGGGCTTGTTGACCCCGTCGCCGCTGACGAAGGCCGCCGTCTCCTGCGCCGCAAAGGCGTCCTCGACCTCGGCCGCCAGCCATTCGTCCAGGTCGATCAGGGCGTCGTCCAGCAGGCTCTGCGTCGCCGCCGGACAGGCGTAGAGATCCGCAGAAGAGAACTCGAGCAGCGCCAGGGTGGCCGGATCCGTCTCGGGTCGGGCCGCCGTCTCGGCCACCCAGCCCGCGGTCACCCCCGCCGTCGAGACCGGCTTGCGGAACACGCCCGAACCGACCGTGCGCACCGTGGCGATCTCGCGCATCGGGCTGCCCGCCATCAGACGGCGCTCAATGGCCCGCTCCGTCTCCGGCGGCACGACATAGCCCGCCGAGTTCGACGCCGACGAAAGCCCCGCCTTCAGCTCCAGACCATACGACTGACCCGACTTCATATAGCCGTCCCACGCCGCCTTGGCCTCCGGCGCCGCCACGACCGCCGGCGGCTCACCGCCCAACATCGGACGACGGCTCTCGCTCAGCGCGCGATCCAGACGCGCCTGCGCCCCGGCCACCGCCTGATCGATGCGCGCCACCTTCTCCTCCAGCAGCGCATCCGCCGACGCCTTCTTCTCGATCTCGTCCAGACGGGCGTCATTGGCCCCTTTGAACGCCTCGAACGCCGCCATCATCTCATGCAGGGCGGCGCGCGCCTCGGGCGAAGCCGAGGCGGTCTTGGTCTCTTTCATGCTCTCTCCGGGTTGGGCGACCAGGTGTCGCCGGTCGAGTTCGCAGCGCAGTGCGCGGCGAACGGCTTCAAGCGTCGCAGCGCTGAAGATTGATTGGATCTGAAATCCGCCTGCCTTCGAGCAGGCACTAATGCGTGGGGAAACTTCCCACATTCCCATTCAGACAAACGCTGATATGTCTGAAAAGCGAAACCCCGCGAGGGCCTTTCGGCTGTCGCGGGGCTCTATCAGTCCGGAATCGTATGCCAACGGCAGTGACGGGTTCCGGCTCACTTGGATGTCTATACGCACAGTGACGAACGTAGTTCAACAAAGTCTTATCGACCAACTACGGCCCGTCGTGTCCGATGAACGTATCGGCACCTACCTAACCGCTGCTGGCTTTGACGTTGAGCGAGCCTTACGGCTTTACATATGGAATGCCTTGATCGGCGAAGCATTTCATCTACCAATTCAATCTGTTGAAGTGGGTTTGAGAAATCGAATTAATGCGCTTCTGATCAAGCTCTACGGTGAAGAATGGTGGCAAGAGCCAGCCTTCCTAAAGGTAGTTGGCGCGGGCCCAGAGAAGGACATCGAGCTCGCACTGAAGCGAATTCGCAACAGGCGGTTAGCTCTCACCACAGGCCAGGTAGTCGCAACGCTTTCCTTCGGCTTTTGGGCTGGACTGCTTCACAAGCGATTCAATCCTTCCATCTGGGGCGGACGGCTTCACTCGGCGTTTCCGGCATTTCCTGCCGAAAAATCGCGTGCCGACCTAGCTCATAGCGTTAAGCGGATCGCCGACTTCCGGAACCGGGTCTGGCACCATGAGCCAATTGTCAAATGTGACCTGCTGGCGGAGTACTCCGTAGCATTAGAGCTTCTGGGATGGATTTGCCCCGTCAAAGCCTCCTGGGTGAGACCTCACTGTCGCGTTCCCGCACTTATGCGAGAAAAGCCCTAAAGACCCGCCAGCCTGAACCGCGCACCCGGCAGCATCGGAAACGTCACCAGCGACACCTCCCACAGCTCCACCGCGCCCAGCACCCGCAAGCGCCCGTCGCGCCGCGCCTTGGCCGCGCGAAACCCGATGGACAGCCCGTCCAGCGCCCCCGCCCGCGTCAGCGCCTGGGCGTAACGCGCCTCGGCCGACCAGTCGTGGATGCGCCCGCGCACCCTCAGGCCGCGCTCGTCCTCGACCATCTCGTCCCAGACCCCGACCACCGCCCGGCTCTCGTGCTGATGCAGCATCCGCACCCCCGCCGCGCCGGTCTTCCCCAGGCTGTCGGCAAAGGCGCCGCGCGCCACCACGTCCCCGTTCAGGTCCGCCGCCCCCCACAGCGAGGCATGGCCTTCGATCCAGAGCAATCCTCCCCCGCCTGCGGCGGAGGGGGACCGCGTAGCGGTGGAGGGGGCGGCTCTCATGCTCGACTTCAGCGACAGGCCCCGACCTCCATCGCTGGAAATGTACAGGGCCGTTCCGCCCCCTCCACCATCCTGCGGATGGTCCCCCTCCCCCGCTCTGCAGGGGAGGATCCGATAATCTCGCATCACTTCTCCTCCAGCCGTCGCTCGATGCGGTCCACCGTCGCGCGCACCGCCTCGCCCTGGGCCTCCACCCGCGCCAGCCGCTCGGCCACCAGCCTCTGCTCGCCCACGCGCTGCTCCAGCGTCGCGATCCGCGCCGCCGCGCCCCCGGCCCAGATCAGCCCGCCAATGGTCTGCACCAGCAGGGCTGCGATCAGGGCGACGGGGATCTTCTTCACCTGTTCCATCACACCCCCACCCCCGCCATCCTTCGCCGCTCCTCGTCCGTCAGGAAGCTGGCCGCGTTCAGCCGCGCCCACAGCGCGTCCCGCTCGACCTGCAGGGCCGGGACCGCGTCCAGATCCGCCTCGATCCGGCAGTCCGTAAACCGCCCGCCCAGCCAGCCCGTCATCGCCCCCGCCGCCTTCCGCACCAGCGGGATCACCGTCCCGCGCCAGAAGGCGGCGTTGGCCTCGCGATAGTTGGCGTAGGTCGCATCCCCCGGTATCCCCAGCAGCTGCGGCGGCACGCCGAAGGCCAGAGCGATCTCCCGCGCCGCCGCGTGCTTGCCGGCGATGAAGTCCATGTCGTGCGGCGTCAGGCTCATCGGCTTCCAGTCCAGCCCGCCTTCCAGCAGCAGCGGCCTCCCGGCGTTCCGCGCTCCCGCATGGGCCTCGCCCAACTCCGCCTTCAGCGCCTCGAACTGCTCGCCGGTCAGCCGCTCGCCGTCCCTGGCCCCGTAAACCAGCGCCCCGCTCGGCCGCGCCGCATTGTCCAGCAACGCCTTGTTCCAGGCCCCCGAAGCATTGTGCACGTCGATGGCGAAGGCCGCCGCCTCCAGCGGAGAAAACCCGTAGTGATCATCCGTCGGGTGAAACAGCTTCAGGTGCATGACCGGCGACCAGCCGTCGCCATGCCGCCCGATCCGCACCGCCTGCCCGCCCACCGCATACTCATAAGCCTCCGGCCAGCCCGCGCGGCCCGGCACCACCTTCACCCGGTCCGGCCGCAGCGCCCACAGCTCATCAGGAACGCCGTCGCCTTCCGCGTCCCCCGACGCCTCGACATAGGCGTTGCCCGCCGTCTGCAGCGCGCCGTACAGCGCTTCCATCAGCTCCCCGCCCGACTGCTCGGGATTGGGCCTGGCCAGCAGCCGCGCCAGCGGATGATCCGTCATCCGCACGCCCCCGACCATGACGATCAAGGGCGTCGAGGCCGCCGCCTCCGCGATCATCCGCACGCAGCGATAGGCCACGGCGTTCTTCGCAAACCCCTCCTCGGCCAGATGCGCATAGTCCCGCGGCGTCCACCGCGCCCGGCCCGCCCCCGTCAGGGCGATCAGCGGCCCCGCCCGGCTGTCCTTGGTTTCAGGCGCAGACACGCGCCGCCGACCGAACGGTCGTCGCCAATCCATGTGGTTCTCCATGATCTCTTACCCTTCTCCCCTTGTGGGAGAAGGACCAGATCACAGCGCCCGCAGCCTCGGCTGCGTCTTCCCGGCCAGCAGCAGGTGGGTCAGCGCCCACACCAGGGCGTCCGCCCGGTCGGGGCTTTTCGCCCCCGGCGTCTCGCTCCCCAGCGCCATCATCTCTTCCTCCAGCGCCGGGAAGCCCCCGCAGTGGACCACCCGCCCCTGCTCATAGAGGGCCGCCACCGGCTCGGCCCGCGCCTTCTTGGATCGGCTGGCGTGGACCAGCTTGATCTGAACCTCGCAATCCGCCTGCCCCAGCAGGGTCCGCACCATCTCCCCGCCCTGATTGGCCTCGGCCAACACCAGGTCGGCGTCGAACTCGGCCGCCGTCTCGGCGACGCGCTGCGCCCACCCGGCGGGCGACAGCCCCCGCGCCGATCGGTCCGCCAGCACATAGCCGGTCTTGTCCTTCCGCCCCGCGACCACGATGCCGCAGGCGTCGCCGTGGGCGCTGGCCGGCGGGTCCACCGCCACCACCACCCGCTCGAACTTCGCCGGTCGGTTTCCTCGCGCCCGGGCCAGATCCTCAGCCCGGAACAGGGCGCCGTCCGCCTCGACGATCAGCCCCTCCATCTCCTGCGCCTCCAGCCGCGTCCCGGCGTAGAGGGCCTTCAGATGGCTCAGGAAACCGGGCGCCAGATTGTCCGCATTGGCCGCCGTCGCCAGCCGCGCCTTCACCACCCCCGGCTCGGCCAGCAGCCGCCGCAGCGCCGCAATCGGCCGCGGCGTCGTGGTGATCGCCAGCTTGGGATCGTCTCCCAGCCGCAGCCCGAACCTCAGGTTCGACAGCGTCGTCTCGGCGTGTC